AACAGTAAAAAAGAAAAAAAAGAAAAAATGAAGTTATTTAAGCCCCCTGAAATATGGGGGTTTTTTTTGGGAAAAATATATGACACTGTTTGAACCGGACGGCTACAGGGCTCTCTCTGCTTCTGAAAAATCTCGGCTATGCAATGGGTGCGGGTCAAAAGGGCTAGGAGGGTGGCTAGTACCTGATTCAATATGGGGGCTCAATATAACCGAGTGCTGCAATATCCATGACTATATGTACAGCCGAGGTACAACCCTTCAAGACAAAGAATATGCCGACCGTATTTTCTTGAATAATCTAGTTAGAGAGATAGATTCTGGAAGCAAGCTGTTTCGGTGGTTAAGAAGGCGAAGGGCTCTTAAAATGTATTGGGCGGTAGACACTTTCGGCGCTTCTTGTTTCTGGGACAAAACATGAGTCTTCTTGCATCAGTAAAAACCCATGAGGGTTTAAGCCTCACACCGTACCAATGTACTGCTGGCGCAAACACTATTGGTTATGGAAGAAACTTAGACAAAGGCATCACTAAGGAAGAAGCTGAGATACTGTTGTTAAATGATTTAAAAATGTCAGAACACGAAGCAAAACGATTTAACTTTTATCATGGTTTAACAGGTAACAGAAAAGATGTAGTTGTGGAAATGATATTTAATATGGGTTTATCTAGGTTTATGCTGTTCCGCAAGACCATTAACGCTATAGAAAAGAAAGACTTTGCAGCAGCAGCAGATGAAATGTTACGGTCGCGCTGGTCCACACAGGTCGGCCAACGCGCCATAACTTTAAGTAATAAATTCAGAGCTGGCTAGTCTTTTGTGAGCTTGGCCATAAGTTTCTGAACAGCTTCTTTTTGCTGAGGAGTGAGCCATAATTTTAATTCAACCAGGCCCATCTGTTTACGCTTCAGGCGCATGGCCCGCATTATCTCTTTCTTTGGTTTAGCCGGCATTATTAATTCCTTGGAGGATCGTATCTGCTTCTTTTTTGCATCGAGAAACTTGAAGCTCATTCATGCTTGCCGTTAATTGCAGGACCAAATCTAGGGCTTGTTGAGACTGCTTGTCTGTTTTAGCTGTTGCAGCCAGGACCAGGCCATTTGTAACTGCTTCCTCATCTGTGCGAAATTCCATTATTGCTCTCCCTCAAAAAGGTGATCGTTATCATCAATGAATTGTGATACTGCAATTTCTTGATCAGCATGCCCCTGGAAACGTTTTAATTCATCAAGTTCATAAAACCCTATCGATTGCAAATCATGGCCTAACCATTCTTTGGCCGCTTCTATTTCTGTATAATCTGCAAATTGTTTCCTCTCGCTAAAACAAAAGTCCATATTATTAGCCAGATCTATTATTGCCTGCTCGTTTTTAACTTCATAAACTACAGGTTTGCCTCTGTGCGATGTTTCTAAAATTATAATAGTCATTATTTCACCTCATATTTTGTAATAAATTCGCTAACGGTTCCTTCAAAAAATACATCATATCTTTGTCCAAGCACTTCATCGGGGTGACATTTTCTAGCAACAAGTTGACCATTAAAATCGTTAATGTCGTATTGATAATCTGTATCTTGATGCATTGAGTGATCCATAGTCAACTCAGCTTTTAAGTTGCCCCTGATAAACGCCTCAACATTCTTAACTCCATTTTTGAAATACTCAGCGGCGCCTGACGGGTAGCCATCATGGTGAACATAAACACATCCGTGTACAAATTGGTAAGTAGCTCGCGTTGACATAATTTATTCCTTTATAGTTACTGGTAAATATTTACCATGTGTTAAGTATACGGTAACGCTTTACCCATTGCAAGTCTTTTTCATTCTATTTTCAAGGCCAATTATGTCTCAGAGAAGATGGACTTTTACTATGTTTAAGAAAGAAGATAATCAGCTTTTATTGTTTGGTATGCCTGTCTTTGGGGGGTGGCTGCCTACAGCTTACTTCAGCACAGGTATTAGCTATGATGATGTGATGTTGCCGACTGAGAAAGTAACAGTGAGATATTTTAAGATTTCATGGTGCTTAAAAGGTTGGGCGATTATATACAGCGTTAAAGTATCCCCGATGTTTAGGTGAGGTAAACATTTCGGAAAGGGAAAAAAGCTATATCTTTAGAAATCGAGGTTAAGCCCCAGGTTAAGCCCCTCGCTGTTTTTAGGCACAAAAAAGGGCTTACAATCTCTTGTAAACCCTTGGTATGCTTGGCTCCTCGACCAGGACTCGAACCTGGGACCCATTGATTAACAGCCATCTGTGTTTAATATGCAATACAGGATTTAAGTATTTTTTCTTTTTTTGCTAATCAGAGTTAAGGCTGTTGAAACCTTAGTTTACCCTGTCTAAACTTTAATCTGTCGCGCAGGGAACAGCTGGCTCATTTTTGTCATAAATTTTCATCATGGAGTCGGAACGATGGCCAGAAGCGTCTTTTTTATCGGCGCTGTTGCCTGGGGTGTCAGAAACGCCTTTTCTTTTTAGATCATGAAGTGAAAAACGAGAGCTGTCGCTGATTATTTTGTCATTTATTGCAAACTTAATAAACTTTTGCCAGGCAGAATGAAAAGCATCCGAAGATATTGCCTCGCCTTCATTGTTGACTATAATGAGCCTATCTTCTGCTCTTTTTGAAATAACTCGTTTTTGTTTTTTCCAGATTTCATCGCGCCTACTTATCGAGCTGTTTATTGCAAATAATAATCGGTCGTTGTAGAGCGTGACGTTGTTTTTGCTTCCCTTAGTTCTCTCGCACCTCAAGCCATTGGCTAAGAGCTTATCCTCAGTGAGCGTCCTAGTTTCAATGCCTCGCAATCGGCATAGGTATGATACCTCCATCATTACCCATATATACCCAGGAGAGGAACCTTTTGTTTTAGCCAAGACTAAAGCTCTAGCCTTGGCATAATTAAGAACCGCGTTATAAGTTTTATCGTTTACCCATTGCTGCGCTGGTTTACATTTAGCCTTGTACACGCCTGTCGCGTGATTAACGGTCAAATAGTTGTAGTTTTTGCCGTAAGTGAAAACTAGCGATAAAAAGCTATGAACGTGATTGGCCATGCTGGGGCCGGATTGTTTTGCAATGTTGGAATTCAGTTGCTGGCAGAGTCCTGAGCTAAAGTCTTTTAATAAGAGCGCACCTACGGACTTCTGCTTGACACTTTGTTTCTGTATCAGCTTATAGCAGGCGAGATAACTTTTTTGCGTAGCGGGTTTAAGGTCCAAAAACCTGGCATCTTTTAAATACTCATTTACCAGCCAGTTAAAGGTATTGGGCTTTTCGATTGCCAGCCTTTGAATTCTCAATTCTAATTGTTTGAGAGTAGACTGTTCTTTGCCGATAGTCCTGCTGAATGAGTTACCCAGGCTGTCCTTGTAAAAGTATCGCCATGCTTTTTTCTTCGGCTTATACCGCAAGCCCTGCGGAATCTTGTTCTGGTCAATGTGGGAGGGTATCAATGGGTCGAATAGTCGTGGTCGACCCCCAAGGTTTTTAACAGCCATACTAATATGCCAGGTCTTAAATTTATCCCGACTTTAACTCAGCACAATAAAAGATTCAAGGATCTAATATTATTTGCTCTGGCTGAACTTCTTCATTAACACTGTATACCAGGCCACCAGCTGAGTTTATTAACTCAACAGTAGTATAAATATTTGTCCCTTTGTGACCAAAAAATCTGATCCCGTTTAGATTCAAATGACGTTTTATAGCGCCCGACCTTGAGAGGCCTGTTAATTCTTGTAATTGTTTGAAGTTTACTAATGAATTATTCATCTAAGTTCCTACGATGCGTGACGACTACTAAAAAGCGGGGGCTGATTTGGCTTTAACGGCCACGGGTAATACTTATGACAATCAGAGCAGCACTTTAAGCTGAGACTAATAAATAAAGAAAAAGGAGCTCCACAACATTTGCTCACGGGAACATTTCACCTAAAAGCAAACGCAACAAAACAATTATTAATAAACCTTGCATAATAAAACTAATCATCACAATCCCTTGTATATAACCTCTGTTTGGCTGGCCCCTTAAAATATGAGGCCAGCCTTATCTTTGTTGTGGTTGACTCTATTTCCCTTCCAAAATGAAAATGCAGCTATAGGGATAAAGCCTTGTTTTGCGACGCCACAACTCGCCTACCAGGAGACAGCTGCAATTGTTTAAAAGGGGATGTCATCATCTAAATATTCGCTGGTTTCTATACCGGCCCGAACTGGTGGGGTATTGCCAGAGCCTGAATTTTCGCGGTCATCAAAAAAGATCTTAGAATTTCCAAGTATTGGTAGCTGGCTTTTATTCTCACGTTCTTCTTTGGAGAGCTCCTGGGTGATGAAACCATTATTGTCGTATTGATCTTTTTCGTCCAAGTTTACAAAAGCGGTAAGACTTAAATAAGTCCCTTTTTCTCCTTTGTAAAAACGAGCCTTGTCTAGCTTAGTCACGTCTATTGACATACTTATTCCTATTTTACTCATGGCTAATTCCTTGATTGTTACGTTCAGTGATACGGTCGTCTATCCACTGGTCAACTTCTGCTCTTATCCAGCGACTAGATCGATTTCCGAGTTTAATTGGTTTTGGAAACTTTCCCAGGACCGCCATCTTGTATATCGAGCTGGCACACAAGCCTGTTTGTTTTTTTACTTCGGCGATTTTTGATAATTCGTTCATTTAATAATCCTTATTTATTGTGATTCGATGCCTTAGTGACTGCTCACCTTGTATTGTTGGCAGCTCAATTCCTTGAGCCTTACAATAAGATACTGCTGATTGCTTACTACTATTTTGATAAACTTTTACTTTTAACCCACCAACTGACATATTTTTATTACCTGCTTCGTCATAAAGTTGATGGGCCAGCAACTTGACTTCTTGCGAAAGAATATCGACCTCGTTCTTTTTTGAAATGTATTTCTTAGCAATATCGATAGTTTTGATATCGGTCCTCTCATACGAGCTACAGTCATCAAGCCAAGACTCCCATCCTTTAATTAAATCCAATCGTCGCTTAGGAACCGAGACATATTGATAATTCGTTATTTCGTTTTTATACGTGACAGTCAAAAGTGACTCGTTTGATTCAGAGACCAACATATTATGCTCAAGCTGATAGATATATCTATGAGGTATTGTTTTACTAAAATCGGGTTTTTTAGTCGTGTACTTGTGCTCCCAGACCAAAGAGTGGTCAAAAGAAATGCCGTCGAAGCTGGCCAGGAGTTGTAACCCGTTATAGTCCCTGGTCGCTGTAACTGGCGACAAAGGCTGGTCTAGTTGTTTTTCAATTTGTACTCTCGCAACTTTTTCTGTTTCATGACCCTTGTCGAAAAGATTCCTGGTAAAGTCATCAAACACCTCTTCAGGCGATAGCCCTAAGAATTGTTCCATTGCGTCACTTCTTGACTTGTAGCCATAACCCATCATTGCGGGGGCCAGGCTTCCAGTTAATTTCCCTTGTCTAGCTCTCAGCCATTCAGGCGACCCCTGGGTAACTTTCAAGACTTCCATTTAAGCCGCCTCGTTTAGTTTTTTTTGCAAAAGTTTGTGAGCCTGGCTAAATAGATCAGAAGGTAGATCTTCAATCGCCTTCATTTCTATACCTGCTCGGCTGGTGTAATATGTTAAAAACCCAGGCAAATCGGTATCTGTTTTTATAATCAGTTCGTGCAACTGCTCAGCTTGGCCACTTGTTATAGAAGATGCCTTTGGGCTCACAGTTCTTGTCGCTAAGTTGGCATCATCATCTTCTGAAGGTATGCCAGCAAGAGCCATTAATGTATATCTTCGACAATAGGTTAGGCAGCTTCCAGCAGATTGTGGGTCCGCCTTAACTGGCTTTAACATAAAATCAGAGCTTTGCCATTGGCCGCTTGTGTGCATTAAAATTGTTGTCACGCCTACCATGCCGTCACTGCTTATAGGGTGTTGAGAATATGATAGGCCGTTATCAGCAAAAGGCTGTTTAATAGTTCGTATGACTGAGCTGAGGTCCGAGTACTTTGACTTGAAGAAGGGGTTGGTGCTGTCCTTGGAGGCCCCACTCATAACCTTCTGAGAACTGCACAGGGCCTTAGCTAGTTCATTGATTTCATTTGATGACTGCATGCTCAATACTCCTGTGATTAGCCACCTGCTCAGTAGCATATTGAAAACCGTAACCTCGTAAATAAGATTTGGTAGCTGGTTGTTTTTCCTCCAGACCATCACGACAATCAGCTTGGCCTTGTGCAAATTCTTTTACTTTTTTGCTCATAACATTCTCCTAAAGTGATAAAAACTGTGCGGTAAAAAATAAAACGATAAAAGCCATCGAATATATAAAGTCAGACATAACTACTAGCCTCTGCCGATGGTGTTTTATTGGAAGCTATATAAACCCGTAGATTCTCAATATTTAGTAACACCTTTTCAGTCTCAGCTTCTATCCGTTTAATCTCAGCTTGCAGGCGCTCTCTTTCTTGATTAACGTTCATAAGGTTTCACCGTGATTTTCTGGCTCGTCAAAGTTTTGATAATCTATTCTGGCCAGCTCATGATCCAACTCATCGTCAGTAAACTCGATACGCTCTTCTATTAATTCTTCAAGCGTCCAACGCTGACCTTCTAAGAAGATAGGCTCGTCCGCCAGCAATGCCTGGACCAACTGCTCGCGGGCGTATAACCTGGCGTCCCCCAGGTCCTGAGCCGCATCTGTTTCATGATCATAAAATGAGTGGTTTTCTAAAAACTGATCTCGCGCAACATTTGACATATTAAAAACCCCCTAAAATAGCTAACGACAAAGTTAAGCCGAAAAGACAAGAGGCCAAAATAAAACAAAAGACATTTAAAATAGTAGCCTTAACGCTTTGTTTGTTTTTGACTTCAATTGTGCCAGTTCCTATCTTCATATTAATCCCCTTAACTTCTCTTAAAACACAGCAAGAGTTTAGCGTGTTGATACTTTTGTTGCAAGCAAAATCGTATTTATATGGCAAATTAAGGTAATTATGTCGTGTATAAGTTAGCTGTACCAAACAATTAGGTGAATTTTAAAAAAAAGCCCAAACAATAAAAAACCTCCTTTTTGCGGAGGTTTACAAAGTTCAGGCAATAAAAAACCCGCTTTTCATGTAGCGGGTTTCAGGGGGTTGAAATGGTTTAACTTTTAGTCGTGAATCTGGTTCTGCTTACATGCTATAACATGGACCATATCCAAAAGAGCGTCTTGCATGGCATCGTCGAGGCCGCGATACATTGTCAAGACTTCATTTGCCTGGTTATCCTTATGCATTTGTAACAGCTTTTCACCTTCGTTTCTGCTTTCAATAATATCCATTTATTGCGCATCCTAATTGTTTTTTTTTATTATTAAGTTACAACTTGTTGCGCTTGTGAAAGACTAATCTTGAATAGTTTTAATCAACTTTAATATCATTTCCTGTTGCACCTCCGAAAGGTCCGCGTACTCTTGCATGAATCGAACAGACTTAGACTGCTCGCCCGAATAAACTGGGTCGTCCACCAATAGCTGATCGACCGTCATCCCTAGTCGTTTAGCTATGATAATCATTTCGGACATTTCGGTTCCGATTTTGCCATTTAGCTTTTGACTGATAGTTGCCTTTTTTAAACCTAACAGTCCAGCAATTTCGTCATGATATATACGGCGCTGCCTAAGCAGCCTCTTGGCCTTACCTTGCCAGGTTTCTTTTATATTATTAGTCATGACGACACTGTACACATTTTTTGACATGCCTAAGAAACTAGCACGACTGAAAAACGAATGCAAGTGTAGCGTGTTAAAACTTTACGAATTATCTTCGACTTGCATTAGAAGTATGATTGTACTAAACTTTGCTCATGGTTATCTTTATAAAACAACGCCTAACAATAAAAACAGGTTTTAAGCCTTGAGCATTGACGCTCTTAATCGTGCATTTAAAGCCGACATTAAGAAGTCGTCGCTAAAGTTCATCATGGTGGCGCTGGCAGATTATGCCAATGAAGAGGGCCAGGCATACCCATCCATTCAAACCTTAAACAGCAAGACCTCACTAAATAGAAAGACAATAATAGCTGGGTTAATCCAGCTTGAATCTTTGGGTTATCTTAAAAATACTGGAAAAAAAGTAGGGCGGACCCGTTCTATTACAGTTTGGCAAATAACCGAGCCTGGTGAGCAGTCCCAAAAACGGGATAGCTTCGTAAGCAGTCCCAAAAACGGGATATGTAGTAGTCCCGAAAAGGGGACAGCTAAGGTGTCCCAAAAACGGCATACAGAACCATCAGTACCTTTAACCACCAGTGTAACCACCAGACTAAACGTTAGTTTTGATGATTTTTATAAAATATATCCAAAGAAGATTAAAAGAAAAGACTCTCAAGCAATATGGAAAAAACTCACAGCCGAACAAAGGCAAGCTGCAACTGATGGTATTAAGTCATTTACCGCCAACAAAGATATCCAGTACGTAGCTGCCCCCGATGTTTATTTAAGAGGAGAAAGATGGAATGACGAAGTTATCGCCGGAGCACCAAAAATCACAGGCTCATCTAAACGCCTTAGCCCGTCGGCTCAAAACAGTATCGATATCCTCGAAAGAATCAAGCGGCTTGGATAGCTCTCCACACAGGTCTGACCCTCTTTTGAAGAGAATGTTCGCTGTCTTTGGAATATGGTACGGACATTCATGGACCCAAAACGTCGCAAATGATGAGCTTTTTCAAATAACCAGGGCGGAATGGATATCAAAACTTAGAAACGTCACAAAAGCACAAATAGAGCATGGCCTGGCAAACTTAAAAACGGGATATGCGCCTGACCCTGACAAATTTAAACAATGGTGCGGCGTTAAGACTGGAGCTCACAACACTGCAGCTTACTCTCCTTTTGATAGAACAAAGGCAATTGAGCAGCGCGGCGATCCTGAAGTTGCTAGACAGAAGCTATCAGAAATAAAAGAAATGTTACGAAAATGACAAAAGTTATGCTCAATTATTCTGGCGGTAAAGATTCTACAGCTATGCTGCTGTTGGCTATTGAGCTAGATATTGATTTTGTTGCGTGTTATCAAGACACTGGCTTTGAACATTCATCCCATTATTTGTACTTAAATTATATTGAAAAAAAAACAGGCATTAAGATAGAAATGCTCAAAAATAGCCAGTACAAGGGGTTGTTGGATTTAATCACACAAAAACAAATGCTACCAAACACTATGGCTAGGTTTTGCACTTCTAACCTAAAACTCAAGCCATCCAAAGAGTTTTTATTAAAAAATAAAGATATTACTGAAAGCTGGATAGGCGTTAGAACTGCCGAGTCAAGTGCTAGAGCAAGGAGATACAAGGGTTTAACATTTGACAGTTTATATCCTATTTCTGAATTACCTGAGTTTTCAAAGAGGGACTTTAGCCACGTTAATATTAGAACGCCTATTGTCGAGTGGAGTGATGTGGACGTATGGGACATTCATTCGCGCCACAATATTAAAAAAAACCCTCTGTATGAAATTGGTGCTTCCAGGGTCGGTTGTTATCCATGCGTTTTATCAAGCGAAAGATCATGGTACAACGTCTGGCAAACTCAAGAAGGCAAAGCCAATATTAAGAAGTTAGCTGTTGTTGAAGCTAAAATAAATCAAGATAAACCGTCAACAACTGGCCTTCCTCATTCCTTTTTTTATGGTGACAAGACTGTTGCTAAATTAATAGAACAGTTTGAGTTAAGAGATACACAGGTTGATATGTTTTCGGAAGCTCTGCCAAAGAATGAAGTTAGTTGTTCATGGTGTCACACATGACTAAGGCGTTGCTCGTTAAAACAGATAAGGGCTATTTTATGCCACTGGACGATAGTCTAAAAAAAATACAGCCTGGCGAGGTTATTGAGGTTGAGTTAGGTAAGCCGCAGCAAAGAACCTATCTGCAAAACAACGCTATTCATCAATATTATCGGTTGCTGGCAAACGCTTTTAATGATGCTGGTTTTACTGTTGAAAAGACATTAAGTAAACCTCTCGATATCTCCTGGTCCGAGACTTTAGTTAAAGAGCTTATATGGCGGCCCGTGATGTCGGCTTTGACGGATAAAGACTCAACATCAGAGCTAGTTACTTCAGAGGTAAACGTAATTTATGAAGAAATTAATAATTACACAGCATCGAAAGGTGTTCATGTAGCTTTTCCGTCGAGGGAGACTTTTAATGGTCAATAAAATAAGGGCAAGTGCCCGCGATCAGGATTGCCAGGTGAGGCTTTATGGTATCTGTAATTTCGATCCAGCCACCACGGTCCTCGCCCACCTTGGCGGAGCCGGCCTTTCAATGAAGGGATATGACATTCAAGGTTCCTACGCATGTAGCCGTTGTCACGACTGTATCGACCAACGGACGCCATGCAGTTACTCGCAAAACGAGTTACGACTTGCGCACCTCGAAGGAATGGTTAGGACCCAAGACTTGATGATAAAGCAGGGCCTGATTAAATGAGTCAAGGCACTTTAAACGGAAAGATAACGCGCTGCAACGGCTCGTTTGAGTTATTTGAGGCTTTAGTAAAAGACTACCCCAGGGAAATGAGAGTCAGGGGATATCGACACTTTTTGATGTTTACAAAACTGAGGGCAAGCAAATGATTTTCAAAATCAAAATGCCCGAAAGAGATGCGCTGATACTTCTTAGCAGCTTAATCAATCTAGCAGACACGCAGATGTCTCAGCTCAATGACACTGAAAAAGTGCTTACAAGAAAGCAAAGGGAAGAGAGAGAAGAGGATAACGAAATACTGCACCGATTAATAGTTGCCTTGGCAGAAGAATATGAGGTTGATATTAATTTCTATTTACACGCCGACGCGGCAAAGTTAGAAGGAAAGCTTTTTCATTAGCAAATTCAGGCAGGCCGCCAGGGTAGACAATAATCAGTCGCTTCTTGTGGAGACCTTGAGGGGTCTTGAGGGTTGCTCCGTCTCTCTGGGCCACGATGATATTTTAGTTGGTTATAAAAAACAGACGTTCTGGTTTGAAATAAAAGATCCCCAAACTTTAAAAAAAGACGGCAGTTTTAAAGCTGGAACTATTAAGCCCAGCCAGCAATGGCTTTTAGACCATTGGCCAGGGCACTACAGCATCGTGTCCAGCTATCAAGAAATACTAAAGGAAATAACAGATGTCTCACAATGACCATGAGTATTTAAAACAATTTACTGAGGATCAAAAATTTATCAGGCAACTTGATGAGTGCGTAGCCTTTGGTGGAAATGTTTCAAAAGCCTGTAAAAACTTGGGAATTGATAACAGCTATTTAAATCGAAAAATTAAACATTTGCGAGAGGTTTCTTCTTCCAAAACTATAAGGCACAGCAACGGCAATACTGAGTCAACAGATTTTGGATATTCAATAAACGGCACTAGCAATCTTTACAAAAACGGCGAAAAAGTTATGGGGTGGGTCAAAACCTCAAGAGACAAAGAGCTTCAAGCCAAAGCGCTGAAAGACTTCATTGATGGCCTTTGTTCTGACATGAAGCCAGCAGAACCTGTCCAGCTAAATCCTCACAAACATCATACGCCAGACTTATTATCTGCAGTTTTTGTCGGCGACGCCCATATCGGCATGTATAGCTGGGGACTTGAAACGAAACACAGTGACTTTGATTCCGATATAGCAACCAAGCAATTACGTGAAGCAATAGATTATTTGGTCGACAAGGCCGAGCCGAGCGAGACAGGGTTGCTAGTAAATCTAGGAGACTTTATACACACTAACGGAAGCAACAATATGACTGCTGGGGGAACCCCTCAAGACGTAGATACCAGGTTGAGTAAGGTCATGCACATGGCAGCAGTAACCTTGAGATATATGACAGACAGGATGCTTTCCAAGTTTGCTAGGGTGATCTTGGTATGCGCTAAGGGCAATCACGATACAGACACGAGTATTGCTATCCAAATGGCGATGAAATTCTATTATGACAAAGAACCCAGGGTAACCGTTTTAGAAACCAATGGTTTTTATCATTACATTGAATACGGTCAATGGCTATTGGGCATTCATCATGGCGACAAACAAAAGCCAGAGCAATTGGCAGGTTCAATGGCGCGTGATATGTCAGAAGCGTGGGGTAGGACGTCTCATCGTCTATGGTGCGTAGGCCACTTTCATAAAGAACAAGTAAAAACTTTGGCAGGCGTCAAGTATAAGGTGTTCGCCGCACTTCCACCGCCCGATTCCTGGCACTCTTCAAAGGGCTATAACGGTGATGGGGAGATGGAAATGATTACCTTTAGAAAATCAGGCGGCATTTATTCGTCACACACTTTTTGCATTGAGCAACCCAAGCACCAACCAGACATCACTATTTAGGAGCCGTTATGACTTTAGAAGTTGAGAGTTGCATTAAAGAGCCGGAGCTTCCGCCTCATTCTTTTTTACAGGACCAGGTAGGGGGCAACCATTATTCTCAAATGAAAATACAGCCAGTGGAGTTTATTTATGCAAACCAGGAATATATTGGGTTTATTGAAGGTTTGATTATTAGATATCTATGCAGGTGGAAATTTAAAGACGGACTAAAAGACCTGTTAAAAGTTAAGCACCTTATCAACATTTTGATCGAATTTAGAATGAAAGAAGAGGAAGAAGCAGAAGCAGAGGCAAACAAAAATGAAACGTAGTTTTAGCGAATATAACACCAGGATAATGATTAATGCTGCTTTTGCAACTTTAGAAGGTGAGGGAATAATTGTTTATTGGCCCGAAACTGAGAGCTCATTTATTGCCACAGACATTTCAAATGCTCCTGATGCAACGGCAAATAACACGGTCGGAACGTATGATAAATGGGCAGTTACGAGCGACATTCTTAGCGATTGCCAAGAATTTATGGATGACCTATTAAACGCTCCTGTCTGGCCTGATAGTGAATCTAGGATTGATATTATAGGTTCCAATGGTCCAACTGGAGACCACTATGGCAAGTAATAAGATGTATATTTTCAATGGCCAGCTATTGACTATTCCCGACGCCGCGAAAAAATACGGCATAAAAGCAGCCACGCTCAGAACCAAAATTAGAAGAAACCCAAATGCAGATCTAAGTCATCTTATTTCTAAAATCTACCCTAAAAAACCCCCGAAGAAATTCAAATACAAAGGCGAGACAAAAAGCATTAAAGAATGGGCCGATGTTTATCCTCATCTAACGCCTCAGTTAATAAGGGTGCGCTTGAGGGATGGTACTCCTTTAGAACTTGAAGTAAGGACAATAAAAACAAAGGGAAGCAACTGGTCTAACCCTATGCCCGTATATAAACAAGAAGATGAGCTTAGTAATAGAATAAAAGCATACAAGAAAAAGGGCATGTCGCACCAGGAGATATATTTCAAAATTAAGAGCGCAGACTTTAGTTTAGAAAGGAACGTGAAATGAGCAAAGGCAGCTCCAGGCGAATTGAAAATCGAAAAAGTATAGAAAAACACATTGCCTTAATAGACTGGTCAAAACGAGACAAAAAGAAAGACGCCTTTCTAGTAAGGGTAAATGGGAGGGTTGTCAAAAATGATTGACCTGGACCGCTTCATTACAAAAGTAAACGCAGATATTAAGGGTGGCAATGGGGCCTGGCTAATATTTGACCCCGACAATCTTAGCCTACATTCCTTTAGGCAAAATTCAAAAAGCATAAAAAAGATTGAAAAAGCAGTCCAGGCAACTATAGACGGGGATTTTGATTATTACGATGAGTCGATACCGAGCGTTGAATTTTTTATAGGGGTTTATATAAATGGGCGATATCTTGAATTTAAAACAGGGGTTAAAAAAGGTGAAAGACAATGGATTGCCAAACCGACGGACAAGCAAATCGCCAATGACTGCCTTGAACAAATATACAGCTATATCGAAAGAAGAGAAAAAGAGGGCGACTATATTAATCAAGAGATATTGCTGGCTGAGTCGAAATGGATTACCTCACCTTGGATATCCGAAGATGTCAGTTGAGCAGTCAATAGGCGGAGGCGGGGGCTCAAGAGGGTCATATGAGATCCACTTAGAAGATGAGACGACTTTCTCTATCATGTCGTCAATGGCCTTGCAGCTGAGAACAATTACAAGGCTTAAATTTGGCCTGGGCCTAACAATTAAAGAAATTGCACAGCGTGAAAGTCTGACGGAAAAAATGGTTAGGACCAGGGTTGAAGCAGTAATATCGCAAATCGTGCATCAGTGCCTGTATCGCTCAAGAATAAAGGCTTAAAAAATACGAAGAAAATATCAAAAAAACTTCGGTTGACATTTCATATTTAATGCTGATTATTCTCAGGTTCACAAATATTAAAGAATTTTAGGGCAAATGTAGGATATAATTGATCTATGCTTGGGTTAAACCCAAAGCAACAGATATCAGGCTTCTTCCAGCAATGGCAGAGGCTTTTTTTTTGCGGTCAATCTTAGCCAACAGCTCTAAATCAGGGCGGCTAAGCAATTGGCTCGCTTATTAACGGGGCCAGCATGCAGCTATCAGAGATATTAGAGCTTGGCCTTACGACGGTCCAGACTAAGCTAGCATATTTGTCCTCGACAATTCTAGCCGCGACCTCTTTAGCGGCCATGCAATCAATTGTGTCGATTATTGGGGTTTTATTGTCTATCGCTCTTGCCATTGCCACCTATGTTAGTTCCAGGCATAAAAATCAGCTACAGATTCAGTTATTACAAAAACAATTATCCAAAGAAGATTAAAAAAAAATTCAATCGTCTAGCCTGTGGCCAGACATAGCTATCCTGTGGAGTGCTAAATGTTACAAATTAAATACCGCCCAACCGATGACCTTATACCGTATATAAATAACAGCAGAACGCATAGCGACGAGCAGGTAGCTCAGGTTGCTGCAAGCATTTCTGAGTTTGGCTTTACAAATCCAATACTTTTGGACAGTAAAAGTAGCATTATTGCAGGTCATGGAAGGGTTCAAGCTGCTAGGAAATTAGGCCTGGATGAGGTCCCAACAATAACCTTAGACGGCCTTTCTGATATTCAAAAGAAAGCCTATATAATCGCTGATAATAAGCTGGCCCTAAATGCTGGTTGGAATGATGAGCTCCTCTCCTTAGAGCTAGAGGCACTGCAAAAAGAAGATTTCGATTTATCTTTAATTGGTTTTGACGTTGATGAGCTCGCTTTACTGTTAGAGCCTGAACAGGTTGAAGGCTTAACGGATGAAGATGATGTCCCAGAATTGCCAGAAACACCCGTGAGCGTATTAGGTGATATGTGGATACTAGGCAACCATCGATTAATGTGCGGCGACAGTACCAGCATAGATGCTGTAAATACATTGCTTGATGGCGGCGTTGCAAATATGTGCTTTACAGATCCTCCGTACCAAATGGATTTTACTGGTGGCATCCATGCTGACGGCTCCAAGAGTTTTAATGCAATGCATGGCGCTATAAAGAACGACAAAATGACCGATCAAGAGGGGGCTGACTTCTTGGATGCGATTAACTCTATCATCCTTCAGGTTGTTGATGGAGCTTTTTACATAACATTCTACAGGCTAGGCATTGATAAATATTACTCAAGCATGGCGCGAACAGGGCTTAAACATAGAAGTCTTATTATATGGGATAAGGGTAACCACACATTAAGCAATAGTGACTACATGAGTATGTATGAGCCTATGTTTTACGGATGGGTTAATAACCACAAATTCTATGGCGGGAATAACGGCATGGATATTTGGAGAATTAAACGAACTAGCAAAAACGATTTGCATCCAACAATGAAGCCAATAGAACTTGTCGATAAGGCGTTGATTGATGGAAGTCAGGTGAATGGTGTGTGCCTTGATTTATTTGGCGGATCTGGAACAACTATGATCTCCTGCGAGAAAGTAAATCGACACGCAAGATTAATGGAATTAGACGAAAAATACGTTGATGTAATTATCAAGCGCTGGCAAAACTTCACAGGCAAAGAAGCAACACACGAAGAAAGCGGTAAAACATATAACGAGTTACTGGCGGTGCAGAATGGCGCGGCCTAAAAAGACACTAACACCAGAACAAGCTAAGGAAGTTGAGACTCTCGCGGCTGTATTAAATCAAGAGCAGATAGCTGATTATTTTGGTATTGATGCCGATACTTTTGCTGCAATAAAGAAAAGAGATGCGGAGGTTTTTCGGTCTTATAAAAGAGGCAAGGCAAAAGCTATTGGGGCTATTGGTTCAAACCTCATAGGCCAGGCAAAAGCTGGAAACGTATCAGCTGCT